GCCGCCGCAAGAGCGCCGATGATGAAAGTTTGCATCCCCGGATCAAGCTCATTGAAGCCGGTGAGGAGATCGCTCACGATCCCGATCAAGGGCGAGAGCGCCGGGATGAGCGTGGCGCCCACCGTGATGGAGAGCTCCTCCCATGCCGATTGGCTCGCGCGGATGCGGTTGGCCGTGCTGTCGGAGGTCCGCATCACGTCGCCATCCGCTTGCGCGAGTTGCTCGCGGATCAGCGCGGCGCGGCCAAGGATTTTTTGCTGATCCGTGAATTTGCCGTTTACCTTCTGGAGGCCCATCTCAAGGAGCTTGGCTTCCACCGCCGCCTCATTGAGGAACACACCCACGGCACGGAGCGGCTCCGCCTCGCCGGTTAGGCCGGAAAAGAGCTTCTCTTGAGCCACCTCATTGGAGAGGTTTTTGAAGCTCGCAAGGTCTTGGGTGAGCACCGCAAATTGCTTGCTCATCTCCGCCGCCTTGGCCGGATCAAGGGCCTTGCCAAAGAGCTCTTGGAACGCGAGCGCGCCGCGCTGCATCTCTTGGGTGGATCGGCCCATGGCGTTGCCGGTGGTTTCTGCCCACTTATTCACATCGGCGGCCATATCGCCAAACACCACGTTGAACGCGGATTGCATCTCCTCCGCGTCAATGGCCGCTTGGGCCGCGTGCTTGCCGAAAAGGACAAGCGGAGCGGTGACGGCACCCGTCATCACCGCTCCGGCCTTCATCATGTTGGTGCCGGTTTGCTGCCAGCTCCGCCCCACGTCCGCAAAGGAACGCTTCATGTCATCGGCGGCCTTGTCCACCTCGCCGGTGGCGCTTTGAAGCTCCGATCCAAAGCCGGAGAGGTCCACACCCACCGACACAAAGAGCTTTTCAAGTAGGGTGCCGATCATTGGTCCGGATGCTCCTCCATCAAGGCCGCGAGATCGTCTTTGGTGAAGGGCTCCGCCGCCTCATCGACACCGATGCTCTCCATGTATCCATCAACGGCCGCGAGCCACTCCTTGACGCTATATCGCCAAAATGTGGCGGGAGCCATCCGGAGGTGGCCGAGCGCGAGCTCCATCCACCTCCGCCAGGGCGTGGGCGGGTCTAGCCCTTCTTGGCCGCCGCTCGCCGCTCCGCGCGGTTTCCGGCGGATGCGTTTCCCTCCCCATCCTCATTAGAGGCGTTCATGGCGGCCATGGCCTCGCGGATCGCGCCGGGCGTCACCTTCCACCGGCGAATTTCGTCAATCGAATATTTGCCGTCCTGATCCCCGCCCATCATGAGCGCATGGATCACCGTGGCCATGTTCTTGGAGGAGGGATTTTCGCCCACCTTCATCACCGCCTCTTGGAGGTTCTCCACGGAGAAGGCATCCTCCAGCGCCGCCATTCCGGCCATGGTGAGGCAGAGCGTCACCTCGCCCACATCCGGCACATTGATCACAGTTTCGCCACGTGCACGATTTGCCATTGTTAGAGCTCCACAAAAGAAAAGGGCGCGAGGCCCAATTGCCCCGCGCCCCTCTCATAGCTCTTGATGGCGTGCGCCGCTAGGCGGCGGTGAAGGTGAGCACCCCGGCGCTCTCAAAGCTCATGGAGAATTGAGCCTCGCCGTTATACTCGCCGGAATACTCCAGTGAGGTGATGTCGAAAGGCCCTTCAAAGGTGCCGAAATCCGGGATCACGAATTGATAATCTGCGATCACATCGGTGAGGAAATTCGTCTTGATCAGCGCCTCGTTGGTGCTGTCTTTGAAAACGCCGGAGCCGGAGATGGAGCACGTTTTCACGCCCGCGCCGGAGAGGAGCTCGCGCCACTGATCCGTGCTGTCGCTGTCGGTAACGTCCACCGTTTCCTTGTTGAGCGAGATGCTCTTGCTCCGCATCCCGCCGATGGTGCCAAAGGTGCCCGCACCGTTGGTGTCCACCTTGATGAGGATCGCCTTGCCCTTTTGCGCCGCCATCTCAAATTTCCTCCGTCACCGCCCGAAACTGGATCACACCGTGAAAGGCTTGGCCATCGGGATCGCGGAGCCTGTCACTGAATTGGTAGCGTATATTCACAAGGCGATGGCCGGTCAATGAAACGCTCCAATCGCGGAAAATCTGCTCCAGCCGATAGAGGATCGCGCCCACCTCTTTCTTGCCCTCATAGGCGCTCCAAACGTGGAGCATGAGGGTGTGCTCATGGCCAAAGCCATCATCGGTTTCCGTGGGCGTCACATCCCACTCCGCCGTGCCAGGCTCATCGTGGGCGATGTAGGGCATGGCCGCGTTTTCCGGCACAAGGTCATAGAGCGCCACCGGATCGCCCATCAATACCTTGAGCGTGGCATCGGAAAGGATAGCGGCGCGCATCGCCTTTTGAAGCTCAAATCCCGGATCGCTCATTTGCTCAACCTCGCTTGGATCGCGGCCTTGATCACCCGCGCGATCTTGCTCCGCCACTCCTCAACCGTGGGGAGGAGGAAAGGCCGCTTGTCCATCAACCGGGTGCCATATTCCAGCATGGCCGCATAGAGCTTGGCAAAGCCGATGCTCACCTCCAAGGCGGGCTCATCCAGCTCATGGAAACCGGAATTGACAAGGCCGCCGGTGTCGGTTGCCGGGCTCTCGCCGGGAGCCGATGCTTGGTGAGTGCGGCGCGGCCCATATTTCTCATAGACGCGACCGCTCTTGCTCCCGCCTTGGATGCGGCGCTTGGCCGCGTTGAGCATGGCCAGGCCCACCGCGTTGAGCCCATCAATCGCACCGGCGCGCACCTTGGGCTCCACGGCCGCAAAGCCGCCATCAATCTCCTCGCGGCGCACCCGCACGGTGATGGGATTTCTCATAGGTTGCCACCTTGCCGGAGGGTGAGCTCCATGAACTCGCCCGGCCGCCCATCGGGATCGGCATCAACGGCCGTCACCACATAGAGCGCGAGGCCATCGGGCGCGGCCGTGCTGGCCACCTCCGGCTCCGCCGCACCGGCGTTGAGCCAATAGATCGTGGAGCCTTGATCCACATCATCGCGGTGGCGGATGAGCGCCTTGTGGGTCACTCGCTCTTGGAGCTGCGAATAGGTGTTGGCCTCCAGCGCGCCCACCGTCGCGATCCGGCCCCACACAGTGCCGATCACCGCATCCGCTCGCTCATAGCCGCCGCCATCATCGGGCACGCGCACCACGCCCATGATCGTGAGCCGGTGCCGCATCCGGCCAAGGTTCCGGCGCGTGCTCATAGCTTGGCCACCCGGAACTTGGAGAGGATGCGCCCGGCTTGCATGGGCACCTTGTCGACGGCATCCAGGCTCGCGAGCTCGCGGTTTTCATACCAGTGCGCGGCAATCTGGAGGATTGCCATGCAAAGGGCATTGGGCACGGCCGCCGCGTTGGCGTGCCCGGCCACGTAGCGGATCACGATGCCGGAGGCCGCGCGGGTGGGCACCGGCCACGCCGCGCCGTCAAGGAGTGCGAGGCGGCCCGGCCGGGTGCCGGTGTCCGCAAAGTAATTCCCGGCTTCCCACGTGGTGGCATTGTTGCCGGTGTCATAGGTTTTCACGGAGGTGATGGAGATCAGCGGCCCGCGAGGGAGCTCCACATAGCGAGGCGCACGGCCGATGAGCGCACCCTCTTGCACGCCATCCCACCAGCCAAGGCCATCTCCTCCGCCCGGCCAAGCATCAAGGGTGAGCTCGCGCACTTGGCTCACCATGATGAGGCCGGTGGCCTCCTCCACATACTCGCGCGCGGCCTTGATCAGGCGGGTGAGCACGCTATCGGCATCAGCCGGATCACGGAGATAGGAACGGAGCTCCGCCACGCTCACCGGCTCCTCCGCCGGTCCTGAAATCAACACATCACCCATGCTCGCGCCTCCTTGCTCGCGCGTTCATATCCGAAAGCCGGAAACCGGGCAAAGAAAAGGGCCGGAGGATCGCTCCCCCGGCCCCTGCCCATTCCCGCCCTTTTCGGTTTCCATGCCCACGGAGCGGCTCCCCGAATTAGAGCCACGGCAATCAGGGCGAGCCCACCTTCCCTTTACCCAAGCCGGGCAACGCGGGAGGAGCGAGCCGCCCCGATCACGTTACGCCGGAGGGTTGGCGGCGGGCTGATCCTGCGGAGTGGTGAGCCACACCGCCGAAAGGAGCGCCGCGCTCGCATTGTTCGCGGGCGTGATCGTCGCGCGGATGTAGCGCGAGGAGCCCTTGTAACCGAGCTTGCGGCACTCGTTATCGTCATCGAACTGGAAGCCCGCGAGAGCCTCCGTGCCGATGAGATCGGCATCCGCCACGGCCGTTGCACCGGCCATATTGGAGGCTTCGCTTTCCTCCAGCAGCACGGTGAAGGTGGCATCCGCATCCGCGATGGAGCCGGTGGCGATCACCAGGCACGCGGCCATCTGGCCTTGCATATCCAGAATTTGCGAAACCGCCGCCGTGTTGTCGGCAATCGAAACCGGAGAGATCGCGCGCTTGACGGCGAGCCGGTTCATGAGATCAAACATCATAGTCTTGCCCTTTCGTGGCCAGAATTGTGGGAGCTGGAGCGCGCCCCCGAAAGGTGGGGGAGAGGATCACCCCTCCCCCGGCTCCGCTTAGGCTTCCATCTTGAGGAGCTTGATCGCCTCCGCCATCCGGATGCCGCCGCCCACGCGCTTGGTGGTGTAGAAAAGCACGAACGGCTTGGCGGTGTAGGGATCGCGGAGGATGCGGGTGCCGAAGCGATCCACGATCTGATAGCCGCGATTGAAATCACCGAACGCCACCGGGAAGGCGTTGGCGGCCACATCGGGCATATCCTCCGCCTCCACAACCGGATAGCCGAGAAGGGTGGAGGGCTGGCCCATGGCCATCGACTGTTGCCAAAAGCTCTTGCCGTCCGCATCGCGGAACTTGCGAACCTTGCCCACGGTGGAG